TGTCGTCCCATTTCAACTGCGGCCATTTCAACCACTGCAGCGTTCCACAACATGGGCACGGCACGAAATATCGCCGCTGATCCGACAGCAAAAACTCCGACTCGATCCGGCTGAACTCCTTCACCGTTGGCGTGCTGGTCATGAAAATCTTGCGCCGGCTGAACGTCGTGCTCCTTCGCTCCGCCAGCGTTACCGGATCGCCCTCACCGTCCACGTCAGTTGGAAATGCATCCACCTCGTCGAGGAAGATGTGCCGACAAGGAGCAGATCGCAACCCGGTTGCGCTATTGGCTCCTGTCAGGATCATCATCCCATTAACCCACTCCTTCGAAAACATCGTGTTGCCGCTGTCCCGGCTCCTGGCCGGTGCGATCCGCTCACTCAAGCAAGGCGTCTCACTGATCAAGCTCTCCAACCGCTGCTTGCTCAGACGTTTCGCCATGTCCACCGTCGGCTGCACCATCAACATCGGGCCGCCAGCGTGCGCGATGACGTACCCAAGCCAGTTGGACCCGGCTTCTGTCTTCCCAAGCTGGGCGCCGGCCATCAACACCACACGCTGCACACTGCTGGTGGTGCTCAGCTCATCCATGATCTCCCGCAGGTAAGGCGTTCGATCTGTCCGCCATGGCCCCGGCTCAGCCGATGCCTTGCCGCTCAGCATCCGGTGCTCATCAGCCCATTGGCTCACCGTCAACTCCGGCTCAAACTGCAACGCCTCAACGCTTGTCGCAATCAGCTCATCAATCGCCGTTGCCATTCAATCCCTCCAAGGCTTGTCCGATTTCCTTTAGCAGCAGCGCGTGAATCTTCACTTGGTCAGTCTCAGCCGCGACGATAGGCGCCACACGGTCCGGGATCGTGCGCAACGCATCGCGCACTCCCATGTGCAGCTTTGCCAACTTCAGCTTCAGTTCCGCCTTATCCACCAGCTTCGCGCTGCGCTGCTTGAACTCCAGCTCGCTTAGTTTCGCCGCAAACGCCTCGCGGATAGCCCGGCTCCTGGCAAAGCTCGGGATCGCTCGCTCATCAGCCTGCTGCCGCCTGAGGCTCTCGTCGATCTGGGCACCAGGGGCACTGCCACCACGATCTGGTGACTTGGCCGCGGCAATCTCACGATCCAACGCCTGCGGATCAGGGATCACATAGCTGCGCCCCTCACGCTTCAGCGTTGTCAGCCGCCCATCCTGCGCCCATCGCGCCAACGTTTGATAACTCTTGCCCCTGCTTTCCGCATACTGCCGCAGGTTCATGTCGGCTCCTCAAGCACCGCCAGCTTCCCCGTGAACTGCTGCCAACGCTGCACGATCACGTCGCAGTAGGCAGGGTCTAGCTCCATCATGCGGCAGTGGCGAGAGGTTTTCTCGCAGGCGATGAGGGTGGTGCCTGAGCCGCCGAACAGGTCAACAATCAATTGGCCGGGTTTGCTATCTTTTTCAATCGCGCGAACAGGAAGATCGCAGGGCTTTTGAGTGGGATGAGCTTTGAGATGCTCGTCCGTCATATGTATACGACGCACAAACCAGATTTCCTTTTTAGATTTCGGGTATCGCCAGCAAAGTTCAAAAGAGGAGCCGAAGACTTTATTTTCATCTTCTGAATGAGCTTTGGCCCAGACAAGTGTTGAACCTTCAGCCCAGTTTGGGATTGAGTCGCAAAAATAATCAGCGCCCCAGATGTACCAAACAGGGGAGGGTAAAAGGCGCATCATCGCACCAGCATCAAATGGCTTGTCGTCATCGTGGACAGGTTTGTAGGACTTAGTAGAAGTCCCCATTTTTGAGTAGTCAGTATCCAGATTCATGCCGTATGGCGGATCCGTGAACACCATGTCAGCTTTCTTGCCATCCATCAGGCGCTCTAGAGCGAGAGTGTTAGTGCTGTCACCGCAGAGGAGGCGGTGGTTGCCAAGGATCCAGAGGTCGCCTGGCTTGGTGATCGGCTCAGCAGGTGGCTCAGGAATCTCATCAGGATCGCCTTGCTCTTCTGGCGCCAATTCTTCAATCTCCGGCAGCAGATCGCTTAGCTCCTCATCGCTGAAGCCGATCACGCTCAGATCGAAATCATCCGCCACCAGGTCCTGCAGCTCCGTGCGTAACAGCTCCAAGTCCCAGCCAGCATTTAGCGCCAGCTGGTTGTCGGCCAAGATGTACGCCCGCCGTTGACGGTCGCTCAGGTGGTCAAGCACCACCACCGGCACCGTGCTCAGCCCCAACTCTTGCGCAGCCTGCAGTCGGCCGTGGCCAGCGATGATCCCGTCGCTTGAATCTACCAGCAACGGGTTGGTGAATCCGAACTCCACGATCGATGCAGCGATCTGCGCTACCTGGTCAGCGCTATGTGTCCTTGCATTTCGTTCATACGGCTTAAGTCGGCTTAAAGGCCACAATTCGATCCTCTGCGCCATCTGGATAGTCAGCTTTGGGTCGCTCAAAACGCTTATTGCAAATGCGTCTCATTAAAGCAGTTCTGGATTCCTGACGCTAGCGAAAGCGAGCGGCCTGCGACAACCCACGGCTGCGGCGCCGAGAAGGACCCAAAAGCGTTGCAGCGCAAGACTTTTCAGCAATTGCTCAAAACCATTGCAGCGCAAGGATTCTCACGCAAGCGTGTCTCAGCGTGTCTCAGCGTGTCTCAACGCGCTGTTGCTAGTGCCTGCTGCAGAAACTCTGCGTAGTAAGAACGCAGCCTTCGCTCCACGACCTTGTGCCCAATGTCTTGGATGGGAAAGATCCGCTCATAGCTTGCAGCCTTGACCGCGACGAACAGTGGCCTGATGTATGGCCGCCGAGCGCTGCCCATGCGCCTGTAGATGCCATAGGGCAGCACGTTATTGCGAGGCTTGCCCACAAATACCGATCCACGTCCTGAAGGTGCAATGTCCTTGATGATCGTGTTGATGGTCCCCTTGCTCACGTTGCCTCGCGAATCCTTGCGCACCTTGCCAGTAGGCACAAACAAAGGTACAGGAGGACGCTGGGCGGGCAGCCCTGCGAACTTGGCTTCAAAGGGTTTAATGCCGCGCCTGCCACTGGCGATGTTGGCGCGCAGATATGGCTCGCGCCTGGCCTCTGGATAAATGACCACTTCAAGGTTGGTCTTGCTGCTGCGCGTATAGCGCCATGCATTGACAATGAAAGGCGTCGGGCTGTCGAAGTGCTTATTCGATGCTCCAGAGATCGATGCTTTCGCTTCAGGCGCCACACGATTAAGCGCACGGCTCATGGCAAAGGCCGACTGCTTGCGCATCTTTTCGCTGAACATCTGCAGGATGCTCAGATCTGAATTGATCCTGACGTTGATGGTAGGCATGAGTTCAGACTACCGAGAGCCAACGCACCTGATCAGTTTGTTGTGCTTGCCCTCGCCCACGCCTGCTGCATGTGCACCTAGGCGTTGTGACCAGATGCGGTGATGGCCGTTGATGACGAACGCCCAGCCGAGGTGATCTGAATGAACCAGCTCACCCACGTTGTTCTGTCCCATGATCGCGGCCATCAATGCGCCGAAGCCGTCGCGATAGCCAGTGTTGTAATTCTTGGCGGACAGGTCGAGCAAATCTTTGGAACGCCGCAGGCTGTTTGTTTCTTGAAAGCCAGGGCAAAAGAAAATTGGGATTTGGCCGAAGTCATTCCATGTTGTTAATGAGTAATCAATGCACTGGCTGATAATCTTTGCGTTGTCCTTGCGATCGCGTAAACAACCAGGCCGATCGGTTGGTGCTTTGAACTCAATGCCTAAAGCAATGTCAGATCGTGACCAGCGTTCAGCGTCACGGGGCACGGCAATGGCATCGATGCGAAAGCGTTTGCCTGTGGGATGAACGCCGGGCTGCTGAACGTAAATCTCGAAGTGGTCTTCGAGTTGAGCCAGCACCTGCTGTTCAAACAGGGCTTCACGGCCAATGGTGGCCTGGGTCATGTGGTTTGAAATCCGCCGCTCGGGATTGTAGGGCAGAAAGCCCCAACCGTGGGGTAAGGGCTCTCTGGAGTTGGCGGACTCGGTTTCAACGGTAGCAGACGGGCGCCGCGGGGTGCCAGCGGGAGCCCTCCACAGGAGTTGCCAACTTGCTGACTTGCCAACTTTCCCTATAGGAGTTACCTGTACCCCTCCCCCCCCTACCTCTTCTATTATCTATACATTTAATTATATAGGTTAGCAAGTTAGAAAGGTAGGAAGACGCCCTGCAGCGCAGTGGGTTTCAGCTGTCCAACCTCCAAGCCGCCTTATTGCCTAGGTTGGCAAAAGACCCATTTCTGAGAACCCTCGAGCATTTGCCGTTTTTTGCGGTATCCCAGCTCTCTCATGATGGACGCAATCTGCATCTGGTCGCCACGGGTCTGGCGCTCGATGGGTTTGGTAATTGCTTCGCTGAGCAGCAGCTCGCTGGTGATGGTTCTGCCAAGGTTTACGGCCAGCCATCTCTGGATGGGCGCCACCCATGGCGACTCGACCAAGTAGGTGGCGTTTTCAGCCTCAACGGCGGTCTGATGCTCGATGGCCAGCTCATTGCTTTCACCGGCCTTGTAGGCGGCCACAGCGGCGCTCCAAATGGCGTCGCGCTCAAGCAGCAGGTTGGGCACGTCGATGGGCTTAGCCAGGGTGCAGGTGACCGGGATGACCCAGAACCGCCTGTTGCCTGTCTCATCAACCAGGAAGCCACTGTCGCGGTTGGTTGAGCCGACGATGATGCAGCGACGCGGGAAGGCTTCTGTAGCCTTGCCATAGGGCACCCGGAACATGTCGGTGCATTGGGAGAGGAACGCCTTGACCTGGCCGGCGTGCTTCTTGCTGGTGATGTGATCCAGCTCTGCCCACTCCATGACCCAGCTGCGATGCAGGACCATGAGGTCATCCTTAGAGCTGATGTCGCGCAGGGCATCGGAGAAGAATGGACCACTGATCGCTGCCCAGAATGATGACTTGCGGGCGCCTTGATCGCCCATTAAGACGCAGGCGTAATCATGTTTGCAGCCGGGTTCGTAAATGCGACGAACGGCGCCGATGAGCGTCTTTTTTAGCATGTGATCGTAGAGCGTCGGCTCTTTTAGGTCAGCATCACATGGGCGCAGATAAGTGGATGCGAGGCGGTCAATGTAGGTGGGCGCTACTTCAGCAGATACATGGTCAAGGTATAGCTGAACGGGGTCGTATGGGTTTTCGTGTGCGACTTCAACGACGCAATCAAGCGCCATTTCTTTGGGCGCTTTGTAGCCCATTTCTGCGAGATGAAGGTAGAAGCGTTCGATGCCTTCTGCTACCTCACCACGGATTTCTATCTGTTGGGTGAAGACGTTGTAGCGAAAGCGTGGTGAGCCATCGGAGTCAGGTGCTCGGAGCATGTCGAGCAGGTCTTTCGCTTCAAGTTTTTGTGGTTTGCCGGAGATCGGTGCTGCTTCGGGTGTGTCTGTTTGCGTGGGTTTTGATGGCGCGGCAGGTGGCAGTTGGCGCTGCTTTGGCTGCCAGCCGTCTTCTTTTGCGAGATTGCAGAGGTGACGCACGTCGCGCTTCCCATCTGCTTTGAAGCTGCGCCAGTGACGCTCGCAGCCATCAGGCTCGTACTTGCTAGAAGATCGGGACCAGGCATCCCAATCTGCGAGCATGTGATCGCCAATGCTGTGCAGGCACTGGCCGATTTCGATCCACTCGTCGTAGTCGTCAGCGCGTGAGGTGCGGAGGGCGTCGAGCCAGATTCGCGCCCAGTCTTCATCGGTGCGATCGTCGGAGCGTGGCGCTGGTGGCGGCAGGAGCGGCGCAGGTTGAGACGGTTGTTGAGGAAGCATCTGCTCGATGAGCGCGAGCGGTGCTTCTGCTAAAGGTAGGTCTGCTGGGCTGCGGCTATTGAGCCAGCGGTAGCCCTCAGTGGTGGGATGAGCGCCTGCGACAACAGATTGGCACCCGGTCCAGCGCAGTTCGAGCTGCTCTTGCTTGCCTTCTTCATCGTGTTTGCCGGTCTTGAACTTGCGTGTCTTGATGGCGTCCCAGTATTGCTCGGGCACGCTGTAGATAATTTGCAGGCGACCGATTCGGCCCGAGGTGACTGCCCAGGATTTTGGAAGGTCGCGCAGTGGGATGCCGAGCTTTTCAAGGACTTCACCGGCTGAGATGCCATCGTGATCAACAAAGAGGATGCCGCCGGATTGTGGACCTGCTAGGACGCCGATTGCTACGGCGCGGCCGGCTTTGATTTCTGCTGATAGCTCACGACGTGTGAGCGGTTTCTTCTGCCATTCTGGTTGGTATGGGCGCTTGCCTTGCCCTACGGCGACGAAGCCCCAGGTGTCTGGGAGGGCGATGAGTTGCTGGATCAGTGACGGCATAAACGGGACCAAAGCCCGCGAATGATGGCGCAAGGTTGGCAAGGTTAGCAAGCTGATGTGACGATACTGACAGCGTCCGTCACAGATCGCGCCACGCCAGCGATGCCACCGGCGTGATCGACGGTGTGCAACCAGTTGCGCTGCTCAGGCGTGAGCCGCCCTGTGGGTGTCTTAACTTCGATGCTGGTGAAGACGGCCAGCTGGGTGCCAATCATGTCTGGTGTGATGGTGATGGTGCGCCAGCCGATGAG